TCATCGATGAATCACTACTCCGATTGTTGCACCCGCTCCCAGTATTTGGGATAGGTTGCGTTGCATCCTTAGACGTTTGATAGTTCTCTTGTCGTTCTCGATTTGTCCTTTCAACTCGGTCAAAGAGTTCTGCATTTCGTTTAAGGTAACTTCTTGCTTCACTAAGTCCGCTTTGGCTTTGTCCAATTCGGTCGTTAATTTGTCGATTGTATTGTGTGCTTCGTTCAATTCTTCCCTTTGCTTCATGACTAAGCTCTGTGCTTCTATCAATGGAAGACTGGATGTCTCGATTAAGCTTAACGCTTTCGCGTTGTTGCTTTTCAATTCGTTCCACTGTGTTAAGGGTATTGTTATTGTTGCTTCCGCTTGGCTGGTAGAAGATGTATCCGAGGCAAAGGATGATGACGAGCCCAATATCACCGATAACAATATAGCGGTAAGTAGGGTGATTAAGTAATACTTTGATTTTGTCATACATTATTCCCCTCCTGTGAAGTCCGTAATGCCCCTTGCGATAGCACGCACGATGGTATCTAAATCATTGTTTAATAGGGCTAGGTCTTCATCGTTATCGATGAATGCCATTTCAACTAATACGGCTGTCGCGTCCGTGCCATTTAGCACCCATAAATCTTGCCGTTCTTTCACACCACGATCAACCGTATTAATACTACGGATGATTTGCGATTGGATGTCGTTCGCTAGACGTTGGCCATTGAAAGACTTGTACAAAGTTTCTGTGCCACGTGCCTGCGTATTAAAAGCGTTACAGTGGAGTGATACAAATATATCTGCACCCCATTCATTGGACTCAGCACACACAAGGCCTAAGTCATCATTTTGTAAAGTTCTAACTTCACATCCTGCAGTTTGTAAATAACAAGCCAATAACTTACCCGCATCACGAGCAACGTCGCATTCACGACGTCCTGTGTTAGGATTTACTGCTCCAGAGTCCAGGTCAATATCATGACCTGGATTTATAAATATTTTCGTCATTACTACTACCTCCTTCTAATTTATCAGGGACACCATTATTGTTTCTATCCAACCAAAGTCCTAAGAAGCCTACTACGGCTGTCAATACACTAGGAATGAATATGTGGTCAATAATATTGAGCCCAACATCAATCAGCTTATTAGTTTCACTTGATACATATCCCCTAGCAAACGCCATAACATACTCTGTTATGACTAGCCAAATAGGAATTAGCATAACAAGTACTAGAATCCGTGTCGCTAGTACTCCAGTAGGTCTAATATTAGCAACACGAACAGCACCATATGCGGATTTCAGACGGTTCATGATTTGATATTTCATCACTAATCGCCTCCTATATCATCCGTGCTGAGTGTGATACTTCTTCCTATTGGCATATTGTTTAGAACTTGGATATGCATCAGTTCAGTACTCAGACTCTGAACTGTGGTTTCTAGATTATTAAGCCTATGAAACTTCGCAGCATCTCGCTCTTCCAACTTGACCAATTGCTTTAGTATTTCCTGATTACTTTTTGTTAAGTCAGCGATACTGTTGATAGCCTCGGATAACTTATCATCATAATCCTTGCGTTGCTTATCCATGCGTCGAGCCAAATGATCATCTAATTCTCGTTTAACTGCGACTAGCGAGGTGTGCTCCAAAAACCACACCATCGCTCGGAATGACCCCCGAAGGGCGGCCCAGATTACCCCTAGTAGGGTCACCCAAAAGCCTATGTCCGCAAAGTAGGGAGGTATGCCTGCCTCCATCAGGAGTATTCTGATTTCATCCATTCACGGTCTCCTTTCTTGCTATATAGAACAATTAACCTACTTTATTAATAGTGTCTGTAGCAAACACATATTCGTATTTAGCACCTTGTTCCATAGTAATAAGTTCAGAACCGTTGAATTTAATTTTTTTATTACCAACACCAGTAAACTTTATTGATGTAGCTACCCCTGTTTGATTTGGAGCGAACGGACCTGCACCTAACGTAAGGACTTGTCCACGATTAACCTTGATAATAGTAGCATTTGCATTTTTTACAATTTCATTCAAATCACGGCTCGTTTCTGGATAATTGCCACCTGTTGGTGGGTTCTCTGGAAGTTTTGTTAAATCTACTTCTGCGAATTCTAGATTCTTATTATTACGTACAATATCGATTATATTGCCAATCATACCTTCTAGATGCAACTTATCTTGTGTTTCTAATGACGTAGGAATAACTTTAACGCCTTTTTCATACACTTTACCAGTACCTGCGACAGTAGCACCTCCCATATAAGTGGTTAGCGGGACATCTTTAATGAATGCCCCAAAGTCTGGACCAGCAACTTCACCGGATGCATACCCAGACACACGATATGTGCCTACAATGCTACCAAGCATGTTGAAGTATTCTAGCTCAACATCCTTAGTGTTAAATGGCTCATCTAAAGGAATTTGGGCAACGCCATTTTCATCAAGGCTAACTGCTGCAGCAAACCCTCGGCCAAGCAATGCTACTCTGAAGTATGGTGTGCCAGATACACTGATATAGGTTTGCCCCTGAACAGGGCGTTTGAAGTTAAATGGTTTAGGTTCTTTTTTGATTAAGTCACCTAATCCACGAATGAGACCTTTTAATACTTCATTAGGAGTTGCATTTTCACAATAAACATTCAAGCCTAACAACATTTCATAAGCACCATCAGCTGTTGCATCTTTACCGGGCAAGCCTGGACTACCATTAGTGCCTTTCAAGGAGTTGAGGAAGTCGTCTTTTGTTCCGGTATTCCCTTCTTCTAACCATATTTCATATGCGCTTTTACCATTTTGACCTTCTAATTTAAGCGGTGGTAAATTCAAACCTGTTAAATTAATATTTAATTCTTGTGCCATGATATAATCCCCTTTCTAATGACGTGCAATATCTTGAATGATATTGACTTCACCAAAACCTAATTTTAAGCTGTGATCATCGTTGTAAATAAACGCATCATATTGATGAACCCCTTTAGCGTCCACCTTATTAACAGTATCATTGCCGTTGATACGGAATGTGATGCGATTACCTTCAATCACCCCATTAACAGATAACACCTCATTTGTGTCAGGCTTTCGCCTGATTTTCATAATAGCTGTGTACCCATCATATGGCCCGCCGTCCTCAATGACGTATGTCAAGCCGTAATCCTGTCCTACATGCAAATCAAAATCATAATCCTTCATATACACACCTCCTTATTACCAGAATGACATAATAGTTATACCTGCACGGCCCCAACCGCCTTTACGTGCTGATAATTTACCATAATAGAAATAGCCTTTTTCAGTTATGCCCAAACCATAAATTTCAGCAGGTTTATTTTTAGCGCCAGGACCTTCGCTAGTCGTAACTCTAAATACTGGAGGTGGATTATCAACTATACCTGAATACTGGACCACACCATATACAGGGCGTCCTTGATTAAAGGATATAAATCTACCGTTGTTCTTAGCTACAATATCTTCATTTTTGCCAGTAGTATTTCCGTTAAGTAAATCCCCGCCGAAGCCGTTCATGCTCCAACGGTCCCTCATATTGAGTGTCATTTTAAACCGCTCTTGCGCAATCTGTTGGATTGCGTTGATTTCAGTTTGAGACATGTACGTACCGGAATACTCATACCAACCTTGCTCCGTTGGATCGGATACCCAACGTAAGAATACTAAAGTCTTATCCCATGAGTATCCAGGTGGTATCTCGATTTTGTCACCGCTAGTAACATCGATTCGTTTTACGAAAGACGGCTTTAATTGTTGCCCTTCAGCGAATACACTATTAGCATCAATTCGGGACCCCGTAATATTGGCGCCTTTAATATTACCCTGTGCATCTACCTTGAAGGTTCCTGATTCATTTTGGATTTCAGTACCAATTAACTTACCACCTCGAAGTGTGCCACCGATATATGCAGATATGGTAGATAAACTATTAACCTGTAATTTGTCAGCAGTTATTGAGTTTGCCTGCAGCATCTTGTTAGTGATTATATTATTATCAAACAAAGTCTCAGCTGTAACATGGAATAGCTTGCCATCTAAACGGATGCCATTTGTACCAATATTGAGCCGATTGACTATTTCCTTACCATTGAGTGCACTTAGCCCCTCTTTTACTTTTAACTCGATGCCATTGTCAAGTTGCGTAAAACGGCTTTCTACATCCTTAGCAAGGTTTTGGACTTTAGTGCTGTATTCATTTGATGTTTTATTGAACTCTGCGCTTAATTCATTAACACGTTTATCGAATTCAGCTAGACCGAGTGCCTCTCTATCTAGCATCTCCTTTGGAATAGTAGCTTTAATTGTCACCATTTGCTCATCGAGTTTGCCTTCACCAAATACATCAACAAAGGCACATCGGACTGTGTAAACCCCTGGTTCATTGGAATACGTAAGCATAGTGCTTGTTGTTTCCAAATCATCCGTCCTGGTATCGCCTACAACGTGGCATCTTATTGCATAGGCTTGCGCTGGCTTCGCAGAGAAGTATAAGTTGATGCCATTAATCGTACTCTTGGCCACGACTTCAGGTTTGTCGAGTTGAGGTAAATTGTATTCATACCGAGCAGGAGTTGAATACTTACCGAGTGTACTCTTAGCAAATAGGTATACCGTATCCGAACGCTTAGTTAATGTGAGCGTTGCGGTAGTACCTTTTACCCTTGCAAGTAAGGCGGTAGAGTCATTACCAGGATTGTTGTCAGTCCGAAGTTCGTAATAATCCACATCCGCGTTAAGTACTTCGTCCCATTTTGCTTTAGCCTCGCGGTTAAATGAAATAGTGAAGTTCTTAGGTATGTCAGGGATAGCGTCCATAGGTTTAACTACTACGTCAACCATTTGAGCTGTTTCAGCTCGATTCCCAAATCGGTCGACAGATATCGCTTTAATTCGATATGCTTCACCTGGGCCTAGCGACTTAATGATCACTTGGCTTGTACTACTTCCTGCATACTGCCATTCTTGGCCAGTTACAGGCTTTCCGCTTTTGGCAGTTAGCATATACCAAACTTCAGCTACATCAAAGTTAGCCGGATTACTAGGCGGGTCAAATAGCACTTGCAAATCATAGTACACACTCTTATCTGCAGTCTGATTGTATCGACTGAGTACGTGCAAATTTTGCACATCCTCCGGTGCTTGCATTTTAGGTATGTTAATCGATTTAGTAATACCAGTAGTAAGCTGTCCTAAATCGTTAATAGCCTGTACACGCACCTCGTAATTGGCACCTAACAATACATCTGTTATCGCAGTTCCATTAGCAGAAGATGGAAAATTCCCAACGTAAGTCCATGTATCACTTTTCGTGTTCCGGAAATTCACGACTACGTTTGTCACTTTGCCGTCTCTAGGTAATTGCCACGATACGGCTATGCGAGAATACATAATACCGTTTGCACCATATACGTCGCTCACGAGTCCGATATCTTGGATGTCAGAGGCGCTGTGATTAGCGTAATTGATTGTTGGAATGTGTCCGTCATCTGCAGCATACAATTCGGGGTAGTATTCCATACATTGAATTTTGCGAGTCATTTCGGAATGACCTTCCGTAATGGCAAGGACTCTGAAAGGTTTGGCCGCTTTTGAAATCTCACCAAACGCATATATGCAGTCCTTTTGTACCGGTATGGTTTCGCTAACGATAACATTCAAGCCGGATACGTTAACGACGTTATAAGTCGATACCGCATCAGTTGTATTGCTACGCACTAATAACTGGTACTGCTTTCCTTGTTGAGTTGTAACTTCCTTATCAAGAGTAATTGTTTGTCCATTAACAGCGACTACTCTGCCACCCTCACCCCATTCAGGAACATCGTGCTGCACGAGGATAATATCTCCTACTGTACAGGCGATCGCATCTGTGAACGCCTCAAACGTTACCGTACGTACTTCGTACTTATTACATCTGAGATAATGCTTACCGTGTCGATAGGCTTGTTCCAGGCTAGTACACCCCATTAGCTCGATTTGAGCCGGATTAGTGAGTGAATTAGATTCGTCATATGTATCACCGTACACCGGAATCACATCACGCTCGTAATCCTTATCCTTGTTAATAAAGGATAGTTCAATCGAATTAGCCCTTGCTTCTACCCCCTGGAACTCTTCCGTAAAACTACCATATTTGATATTGGCCACTGTAAATAGTTGTACCGGGGAGGACTGGTAATCACTCACGCAGGTGAACCGTGTTCCTGCAGGAATAACTTTACCCCGTCCTACTGCTTCAGGATATTTGAGCGCATCCCATAGTCGAGTTGCTGTATCAAAGATATAGTTAAACGTGAATTTATTTAGCGTACACTTTTCTGCCCAAGCATTAAACGCATCATAATCGATACGCCCATGTGGTTGACCAAATACTATATATTCGCTGCCAATCTTGCGGCAGATATGTAAGAGGTCATAGGCTGCCCATGCGGGATTGTCAGCCGGCTTTTCCTCATACTGGTTAGTGTATGGATTAAATGCCCATACTTTGCTACGTTCCTGAATCCAGGATACATCTGGATCAGAACCACTGAGTTGAGATGTGGCCAAAGCTTTAATGCCGATAAGTGCTTTTCCAGGATGCACAAAGTCGTCATAGATAATTTGAGTAAGTTGAGTCCAGTACACCTTATTAACGTGGCGTAAGCTTGTGCCATCTTTAGCAGCACAGCGCATCCGTACTTCGTACTTCGCTTTATCGAGATTGTCGAATCTAAACACACGATAAAATGCGGAATTCGTAGCTTCTCTTATATACCCTGTGTAATTTGAATTAGCAATCTTCTTATTATCTCTATCGACAAAGAACCACCGCTTAGGCTCTTTTTTCACGTGAGAAGAAAGCCCTTTGTTATTGGATAATGGTAAGCTTTGCCACTCCTGCGTACCTACTTTGCGAATTTCAGCGTCTACGGTGACGGAGGTTTTGTCCATACCGCCGCTGTCGTTAGAGTAATACAACCCATTAGGGAATCCGATTGTTAGCTCAATGGCATCGCAAGCGTCACCCTGTACTTGTTGTACACTCCACTCGCTTTTGAGTTCATAGTTCAAACCCTGGTCCGCAAAGTTATCGTTGAAATTAGGAATTACAGTTTGATCATTTGTACCGAGTCTGATATCAACTTGTACATCTTTGTAATTGGATATAGGGTTAGAGTTAATACGGATATCCTCAATCTTAGATAGCTCGCCCTCTCCTGCGCAATACAGTAAGTTGAGGTACTGCTTCTCACCGTCACTAATTACGTGGCGAGATAATAACATACCGGCTGATTTCATGCGGCCATAGGTTACAGCAAGAGGATACCCTTGACCGGTTACAGTCTTAGTGCCGCCCCAGCCATAAGTAGTGGATTGCTCAGAATTAGAGCGGTCGACTTTAGGCGCTGTTAATTTAGATATAACAGCGTTCCCGATCATACCTATAGCCATTGATAAGACTGTTCGCCAGATTAGGCTTTGAATGCCAAATATAGCACCGGAGGCAATGCCACCTGTAAATACTGCCATACCTATCGAAAGTAATACTCCGAAGAATTTACCTTCGATTTTAGGCATAGCTACGATGTAATCATCATCATTAACAGGTGTATCAAGTGCTGCCTCATGGCCATTAATGGAATACACCCATTCACCTGGCGCCTTATGATAGTGACTTACTGGCTTGCCTTTCTTAAAAGGCATATATTGAGTTTCATGTTGTTCCGGTTTAAACGGATTCTTGACGATGATTACATTAACCATTCGTGTCTCCTTTCCACCTGTATATATGCCTTAATCGAGGCACGTATTTCGAGATGTGTTCAATACATACTCCCGATTTCTGCGTTGCATGGATAAAATTTCCACCCCCTATATAAACCCCTACGTGATCGAGTTCAGAGCCGTAGAGCGTAAATACGAGGACGTTCATTTCACTAGGTTCACGGATTTCTTGCCAGTCTCCCATTTTTACATCAGTGTAATTGGGTAGCTCGATGCCAGAGCGTTTGTACACCTCAACAACTAAATCCCAACATTTCATCTGTTCGAATGGCTTACCTAGTAAATCAGTAAAATCATTTGTTGGATGCATATAAGCCTCCTTGCGGAATAGTAGGCTCTCCGCCGAACCTGGTACTGTTGCCAAGTTCTCGGCATCGTGCTAGTGTCTTATTACATTCGCCGGCATCGCCTTTATATCCGCATTGAACTCCTTTAAATTTGAACGGGCAGAAATCCTTCATTACACGAATTAGAGGAAATCGTCGGTTAAAGCTAAAGTCTGTGCCAAGTGTAAACTCCATCCATTCAGCATTAGCTTGCGCACCTGTAATTACAAAATGCTCCTCTAGTTCGCACACATCTGGGATTGACGTATTCACAACACGGATGATTACATCTGCACCAGTAAAGCCTTTGTTAGTTTCAGCCATGCGTTGGATAGTCCGAGTTACATTAGACACTGATAATTTTACGTTTGGTAAATCCGTTTGGTTCTTATTAACGTCTGCTAAATGGAAAGGAAAGGCTATATATGTATTCCCCTTAAATTGGATGTTCTCCGTATTATTGACGAGTCGAACCGTTTCGTTGTTGTAAGTAATATCTAACAACATGAGCCACACACCGGTAGCGCTGATTTGGTTCTTCTCGATCATTGATGCGGTCGATAATGGTAACATATCAAGCCTCCTGTAATTTAACGGTACCAGTCCAAACGCCGTAGTCATTCGCCGCAAAGTCTAACTGATCAGCAAATCGTACATTTAGTGTTTCCCGTGTTTCAGGATGAACCCAATCGAAAATACCGGAGCAGTTTACCTCGTCGAAGAATGCGCGCAATCGTTGATACTCTGTAGTTGGCAACTTGTACCCTACGGAATATGTTCGCTTGGTCCTTGTCGTCTTCTTCCTGGTGATTAGCGTCATATTTTCAACTTGGCCTTTGTAGGTTACGTCCGGTGTAGTTTCCTGGATTGGATATATCGGATATCTAATATCTGGAAATGTAGCCATAATTAAGTTGCGGCCGCCCTAATAGCGTCTCGCACACCTCCTTTATTCGTATTAGCAGCTCGAACCATTACATCGATGATGTAATTCTCACCATCGAACCGAGAGTTCTGTTGCTTGCTTTCGAGTTCTTGACCAGACTGATTGACGATATTAACAACTACGTTGTTACTTGTAGTACCGCCCATCAATCTACGGGTTTCGCTCGCCGTGTAAATGCGGTGTGATCCGGATGACTGCAATAGTTCCGGTCCGTTTTCGCCAACCAGCATAAGCCCTGGGTTCGTTTTTCCTCCGGCAGCAAATCGATTTCCCGTAAATGCAGAACTAAACGAGCCACCACCAGCAAAGGACGATGTTCCTTTTGCAGCACCTAATGAACCGATACCGCCTACTGCTCTGCCAAATAGATCTTGTAACTTAGGCATGATGTATTGTTGGAACGTTAACTGAATCATCATCTTAATAATGGCGTTCGTCATATCCTTGAATATGTCCTTAATGCCTTTACTAAATGATTTCGTTCCTGTTGCCATAGCTTCGAGATTATTTGTCCATGCTGAATTGATAGAACTCATCGTACTATCAAAAGTAGACTTTGCTAAGTCAGCATAGTTAGTGGTCTCTTGCTTATATTGGCGTGCGGCTTCTTGTAGGCTCGTTTTCAGACTGCGACCTGCAAGCTCCCATAGCTTTTGCTGGGACTCTAACAGATTCTTTTCAATCTGCAGTCTTTGTGTCGCACTTAATTGAGCCTCTTTGACTTCGCTTCGTGCATAGTCAATATAGGTCTTTAGCTCTTCAGCAAGCAGTGCATCCGCATCACTGCGAGATAAGCGACCAAGAGTAACCATATTGGTTAAGTGGTCAACGGTTTCGCTCGTTTGCGTGTATGCTAACTCTCTGATTTTCTGCTCGGTATCAGAAGCCAATTTTAGACGCTCTGCTTGAGCTTTCTTTTCAGCGAGCTCCCTATCACCTACCGCTTTTGTGTACTCACGGACGTTATCGTCAATCTGCGCCTTTTGCGCTTCAGCTTCGGCTTTGAGTAGTTGCAAGCGGTCGCCTGTACGTTCAAGGTCGAGTTTCTTAATATCCTCGTTCATCTTACGAACGCGGATAGCTTGATTTCGTTCAGCTTCAGCTAATCGCTTTTGATACAGCTCTTCATTCTTAGCTCTTACTTGAGCGGTTAGATTAGACTCAGCTAGTTTCTTAGCGTTCTCTGCACTGCCTGCTGAGTCTGCAGATGCGCCAGATGTAGCACCCGCTAATAAACTAGTGTCTACGTACCCTGTAATAGCACCAAAGTCACCTTCAACAGACGGCTTAGCAACTACTCCAGTACTAGAGTTAGCCCCAGTATAGCCACCCGCACCATCACTAATGACAATGTGATTATCGCCAAGTACGACAACACCATCTCCGGCTTTAGGGATATATCCATCGCCCTCATCATGCCATGCGCCAGCAGCTCTTGCTGCCTCCATGATTGATGGAACGTATCGAGGCACATCCTTGCCGAATGCTTGTAGTACAGAGTCAGAGAATAACTTACCGCAATCTGTTGCCCATGTACCATCTGCACCTAACTCATACGCCTTACCGAGTTGCTCATTAGCTGCATCCAGTACGCTTACGGCTTCACCAGTAACGCCTCCGCTCAATCCTGAGACAGAACGGATAATATCGCGGATATTCTTATTGTTAGCCTCATACTGGTTCTTAGCAGTTAGCTTATCGATTTCATATTGACTACCATCAATTTGTAGGCTTTGCAAAGTAAGAGACCGATATAGTTCAGACATACGCTCTACGGCGCTTGCTAACTTCTCGGCTGCTTGCTGTGCTTTCTTTGCAGCCTGTTCTTGGGCTTTGGCTGCTTTTGCAGCTTCCTCATTCGCTTTATTAATGGCTTCGGTATTCGTTAGTCCACCATTAGCAAGGTCATCCAGCTTATTCTGCATTTCCTTCTGCGCGGCTTCAGCTTTTTTTTGAGACTCTTCTAAATCAGCTTTAGCTTTTTTAGCGGCTTCAATTTCTTTTATCTCTTGCGTGGTTGCCGCACGTGGAGAAGGAAAAAGTACTCCATCATCAACTATATATTTTGCATCTCTGAGATTATTCTTAACACGGCGGCCTCTATGCGTGATGATATCCTTATCTCTACCTGCTACACCGTTTCTGCCGCCTTCGTACACCTTGTATCCAGCAGATGTAGTGACTCCAGTATCATACTTTGCCGACTTTGCGGTCCATGCATAATTTATTAACGCCTTTCCCGCCAATCCTATAGCGGCAGCTAACGCCACCCAAGGACCTGCCGCCGCAATTGTAGCTAACTTCATAAAGCCCAATGCGGTTGTCGCCGATCGGATAATAGTAATCGCCGTTCCTGCTTCAACTCCGAATTTAACAATACTAGCTATAGCCCCTTTTTGTTCTGCTGTCATAGCCTCGAACCTTTTAGCAGCACCCAGTATTTCCTTTGCGTAGTCATTAAATACAGGAACTAACTCATGGCCGATGGATACTGCGAGGCGTTTTCCGGTGTTTTCTAAATCTTTTAACTCCCGATTTAGCTTTGCCGATTTAGCTGCAGTCTCGTCGTCGATGATAAGCCCCATTGCTTTGGCACGTTCAGCCACTTTGTCCATCTGTTCAGCAGACATGTTTAGCATGGCGTGCATCTGATACCCAGTACGTCCAAAGAGTTCCATTTCGACACGAGTCTTTTCAGCCCCGTCCTTCATGCCTCTTAGACGTTCCTGTATCATCTTAAACACTTCAACGGTATTCTTACCTTGAATCTGTTCAAGCGTGTAGCCTAATTTACTAAATATATCAGTACCGAGTTTTCCCTCTGCCCGAGCGACTTCCATTTTCTCTTTAGCCGCTCCGACATTTTTTGAAAACTTAGCAAATGCACCAGCACTATCCTCCATAGCAATGCCCATATAGTTGGCCACTGCTAATAGCTCACTGGTTTCTTTTGCCGTAGCACCGGTAATTCCTGATAACTTCTTAACGGCTACGTCCCATTGGATAGCCTCCTTGGCCAATTTGGCACCGATGCCTACAACACCGACACCAGCACCTATCGCCATGAGGTCATTCTTCATTTTGCCAAGGGCGGATTTGGCGCCTTCAGCACTAGCTGTAATTTTCTTGAGTCCGGCTTCCGTATTTTTATCTGTCAGCTGAACGACAATATCAATTAAATTATTGGCCATTCTTGTGCGCCACCTCCAATTCTTTAGCTTCTAATAATACGAGTAGATCGATAAGATGCGGTAGTGGCTCAATGCCGTAAGCCTTCGCCACTTCTAATACCGCTGGCATATCGAATCCTGCAATACCGCCTGAATGCCATCGTCGCTGCATCCGGCTAGCGTTGTATACTCGCATGGCTTGTCTCGTTCCATCTAGTTGCTGCGGGGAATTAAACTCACACTCCGAACAGTCAAAATGCTGTTTAGTCTCACGTTGCATCTTGATACAATCGGAGCAGTATTTTGGTTTGTCGGAGTTGAGCCAACTCCACGCATCAATTAGTTTTTTTCGATTTCAGCCTTTTTTTCATGCGTAAAGCGCATAGTGTCAAGCGCAACTTCCATAAGATCATTGTCTGGTGCTGCGTTGATTTCATCTTCAGTCAATCCGTAGATGTGCTGCATAATCCATTGTGCAAGGTCACGAGAACGTAATAAGCGTTCTGTGTCCGGTGCTTCTTCTGGAACTGGGGTATACAATGGGTCTAAACCGGATTTAATTAATTCACCACGTTCAGCGAATGTTAAGCCTCTTACTGTGATATCTTCAAATGCCATGTTGGCACCTCCTAGTATTGTTCTTGATTATTAACTAATGTAATGATGGCAGCGGAACGACCAGCATCTGCCCGGTAGTACGCTTTAAATGGCAATTCAATATTGACGCCACGGGGACCGTCGATGCCTGGAGATTGTCGTTCATATACGAGTTCAGGCAACTTGAATGTGAGAGACCAGTCATCTTGTTCAAGTCTTAATTCCAAGCTAGATTCCGTACCATTGACCGCCTTATTCAGGAGGTCCTTGTTTTGGAAAAATGCTTTAATCGTGCCAGAAATAGCCACAATACCTGGGTCAATGTATGTTCTAAATCCTTTACCACCGATAGCATAAGAATCGCCGTCTAAGCCAAAGTCAAAGTTAATGTCGCAACTTAGAATGTTGGCCACAGTAACGCCGCCTTCTTTGATAGTTGCGTTCAGATTTTGGAATGGTAGGAAGTTAACCGCCTTAGCTGCAGCATCAAATGTAGTGGCCGCTAATGTTTCCTTACAGCCCATTACATCCACAGATGCAGTTAATTCGGCATCACCGCCGAATTTAAAGCCTAATTTACTGATTCGCACGCCTGCGAATTGTTGGAACACGTTAACGTCAGGATATCCCTGTTCAATAGTTAATGATGGCATTGTATTGCCGATTTTAAACACATGCTCTGACTTCTTATTTGGCGCTTGGCCAGTTGTATTAGAAGTCGGTTGACCAAATGCAGCTTTTAACCAGTATCCAATATCGATTACGCCAACAGGTACGGTTAAGCTACCAGACGTGTCGATGTTGCCACGGAATGGCGCTGCCGGATTGCGATCACCACGGATTACAGTGGAGTCGTTTAGGTTTTGGCTAGCTTTTACAGAACTAGAAATAATCGGAGTGATTACACCACCTGTAGATGGCGTAGTACCAAAGTCCGATTCAAACGCAATCGCCACATGGGACTGAGAGCCCTGTGCACGTTTTGCTGTTGCCATATGCATTTCCTCCTTTAGTATTCAATATTCCCGCCGATTACATGCGGGATTTCTATAGTAGCTGTTAATCGTCCAGTAAACACCGGACGCCAATTCATTGAGTCTAATTCATAGTCAATGTCGATTACTGGGAATGCCGGATTCACCTTACAAATACATTCGATGATTAGCTGCCCTAGGTTATCCGATTCTAGTGCTCCGTCGTATCGAATAATATTCTTATCACGAGTTGCCCCTTGACGGACGATACCCCACACAATCATTAGAGAGTATGTGTAAGTATCTGCGAGCCCTTCGCTTTTACTACTTGGTAGTAATATGATGCAAGGGCAATCATCCTCAAGCGGAGCATCGACATCATCGTAGCCGACATACAGTTGCGCCGGCTTTCCGTATTTGTCATTACAAAATTTAGTCAACGCCTCATCATTCGCTAAGGCCTCAGCCCATCGCTCAACGATGCGCGACAGTGGAATTGTTTGTTGCATCAAATCACCTTACCTTGTAGTTACGTCGAGATGCAGATTGTGCTGCTGGTCCATATATAGCGTAGTCGCCTATCTTAGCCTCGATATAAGGTTTAAGCTTAGGTTGTAACGCTGCTTTCATAGGACCATAAGTATGACGCGGCTGAATTTTGAACATCGATTTTCCCTTCGGTAACGGTACACCTGCAGCAAATAACTTCTTGCGCATAGGCTCTGTAATCTGCTTGGTGTAACCTTCCTCAATGCGTTCACCTAACCGTTTAGCCGAATTAGATAACCACCCAACTCGGACGGATTGCTTGCCCTTGTCATACTGGTATCCAACTGCATTTGATAACTTACCGAGTGGACTATAGCCGATTGTCCTGGCGCTAATGCCCATATCAAGTAAGGCATTTCGCGATTTAGAGCCCCAGGCCTCTCGTTCAGCTCGTCCGCCACTTTGGTATGCTTTGCGAAGTTTAGCACCAAATGCTGATTCAAATGCAGCGCGTCGTGCCGGTGCCATGAAGTTAGGATACTTACGTCCGCCCGGCGCACCTGATCTGATGCCTTGTTTAATTTCCTTTTGCATCATCCAACCTGTCGACTTCAATGCCTTACGCATCCAGTCGGGTTTGGTTTCTGCAATGAAATTCAAATACGGTGTGGCTGTGTCTGTAATCGTAATAGGTTCATTACTCATTACGGTCTCACCGCCCTTACGTTATGGACAATTTCCAAACAATACATCGTGCCGTCAAAGTTTGAAATGTGATCAACGTACCATTTCTCACCGTTGATATACACTTCATCTTTTGGTCGAGGTTCTGGAACATCCTTAGCACGCACCCAAATCTGAGCCTTATCGGCTAATGCTTTATCGACGAATCCGGAACCCTTTCCGTCATATTCACCGATTTCTACACTTGCCTTTATGGACTGACCTTTGTAAGTAATCTTTTCGCCGAATACAGATAGTAACGCTTTATCATCATATTTCAGCATTAGTTTTACCTCATAAGCGCCCAAAAAGGGCGCTTTGTAATTATTTACGCAGTAGGTTGTAACAACATTACTGTCACAGTTTCCTGTGTTGCAGTTTTAGGTTCTACGGCCATACCAAGAACTTTACCACCTGTTTTTACTGCCTTGTCTGTTAAGAATTGAACTAAATCACCAACAGCGTAAGTATCCGCTTTGTTAGCAGCTACTTTAAATACGCCTGTTACTTTTACAGCACCGACTTCACCTTTAGCAATATCAGTAAGTGCAACGCCGTGCATCTTGCCAACTTCTACAATATCACCTACTTTAACTTCAGCAGTCGCAGTGAAGTTGATACGATCGGTTTCCATTACGAATTGTGTCATCATATAAGTTACCCCCTAATTATTTACCAGCATTTTTATAAAGACCACGGAAATCAAGTGCGCTTACGCCACAATCAAATGCCACTTTATATTCAATGCCATCCACATCGAAACCTTGACGAGTTTCTAAACGTGGAGTTTCAACACCATTCAAGTAAGTTACTTCGATAGTGTCATGTTGACTTGCATCGGCTACTAAGTACCACGCGTCTGGATCAGTTAATTCTGCATCTGCCACGATTACGAAGCGACCTTTGTAAGGGTTAACCACGCCGGAATTTGTACCATCTACTGCAGCAGTAGAGTTAACAATTTGGTAAGCTGTTACTTCTAATTCTGGCGGTACTACTAAATATTTAGGAGTGATGTTTAAATTAGCTGTACCTTGAATACCTTTTTGGCGACGCATAGCCGTAATCGCTAAAGCGATTGCTTTAACGGACAATGCTTCGCCTGTCTTAGCAATATTGCCGTGTTTGTCATCAAATAAGGCAATGTTATCTTGCATTTTAACGTCACCAGTTAATTGAGCGTATACCATTTTATTTACCAAACGCTTTGCAGCAGAACCATATTTAGTAGCGATTTTGGAGAACAGCCCCAAATCGTCATTAATAATTGCTTGGCGAGTCAAGCTAAAAATTTTGCCGTATGTAGCCACTTTGGTACGAGCAGATGCTTCTTTGAAGACATCTTGTTGGAATTGACCACCTTCTGGTACCAATTCAAGGTTACCCGCCTCGGACAATGCTACGCGTGCAGCTTCTTTGAAATCACGGTTAGAGCCTTTACCTGCCCAAATTTGGAATGTAGTTTCTGCTTCATTAAAACCAACCATTACAGATTTGTTAGCTAGGTTAGACATAATTGCAGGGAATGTAGATGTGGAATTAACAGCCGCACGTGCCATTTCCATATTATCGCCAAAATTAGCTTTAGTGTCGCATTCACGTCGTAAAGACTCGCGAGCTAACTCAATCATAGAGTAGCCTCGCAATTCATTAGCACCAGGTGCCGGTTCTGCTACAGGTAAGCCCGCTGCCATTAATACAGCGTCTTGCGCTGCCGCACGGAATTTGTCACTTTCTGCTTCACCAATTGTTACAGACACGCCCTTGTTACGTGCGCGTAATTGATCCATTACCATCGCACGAGCTTCGTCAACAGATACGCCCATTACGATTGCTTCGTCTGCACCTTCTACATTGAAGTCACGGAACAATGCAGTAATTTCGGAAGTACGTTTACGTTCTTGTTCCATTGCTTTCGCAAGGTCTGCTTTTGTGATACCAGTTTCAACTGGTTCTGTAGATTTCATATCTTCAGTTTTTAAAACTTCTTTTTCATCCATACTCTTTTCTTCCTCCTGTGTGTCAATACTTGTATGAATTTCTTCAGCGCTTCGTCCTACGCCTACCGTTGGGTCGGCAGGAACAGATACAATACTGATTTCTAAAGGTTCCCAATCGGTTACTACATAGGCAGGGCCACTAAATCGACCGTTAGTGGATTTAGAATCCTTGTCTTCCAATACTTCATATCGGTTGACCCTATAGCCTACGCTTACTCCTTTTAGCGTTCCTGACTGTACCTTTTGGAATATTGTTTCGGATTGTTCATCGGTGTCAAAGCGTACTAATGCTTTTCCTCGATTATCTTCAATCCAAGCCTTTTCAACGTGTCCCACGACCGCATCACGATCGTGATTAAACAACGCTGTACCTAAACCATTATTAAAGCGCTCAAGGTTGATGCACTCTTCATCGTGGCAAAGGATTTCATCGCCGAACCAACGACCATATGGCGTTTCGGAAGAGAAAGACAATTCTACTGTCCGACTATCGGTATCGACTTTGTCAATAGTAGTTTCTCTGCAATAATTACCTAGAATACCACGCTTTTGATGTTCACTCATTACTAGCCATCAGCTCCTTCCTGTGTAGTGTCATCATCGCCCATCGTTAGCGGTTGCAACTCACTGGAATAATCTAGTAACACCCCGAGCTCCTTAGCTCTATCTTGTTCGAGTTTCCTTTGTTCAAGAACTTCTTCCCAATCTCGTCCAGACGATGCACACACATCTTCTAATGTTGTAAGACCGGATTTGATAGCTTCTTTATTAGCGTTAACTTCCTTAACTGGGTCAATCCAAGACCAACCTGGAGCAAGCCAAGCTACCTCTTGGTATTTGTCCTTGTTCGCTAAGTAGTCAGAAGGTAATTCACCCGCTAAGTAAAGGGCGTCAATAAAAGCTTTCCAAATCGGTATACAGAAATGTGTGATTACAAATTTCTGCACTTGACGGAACGTCTTTTGGTCCTCTAACAAGTTTTGCCTTGCAGCTGAGAAATTCCCAGATATATTACGCGCTACGATGTCAGCGCTCATACCAAGACCGGACGCAATACGTCTAGTCTGAGTTGCCGAGTATTCGCTTGCAGTTCCTGCATTACGTTTAGGGTCTGCAAACGCAATCGATTCACCAGGGCTGAGATGTCTAACCATGCCCGGTGCCATTGTCATATTGGGTCTACCTTTTTTATCTCGGGGCAATATCTCAGTTTTTCTTGCTGGATTTTGAGACGTTACAAAAATGCTAAAACACGCTGCTACACGAGCTGCAATCAAGTCAGCATCCATGTATTCGTCGATATCGTGTATTCGTCGTAAAACTAAAGCCAATAAGCTTATGCCTCTAATCTGAGAAGGTCGTTTCGGTTTAAATAATAAGAACGCTTGGTCAGTAGTTAGTCGAACTGTATCAAACGAACGCAAACCCATTGGATCAGTTTGACTTACATGGTAAGCTACGGGTCTGCCGTGCTCAGTAACTTCAACCCCGTTGATAATATTATTTTTACCATGTGTGATGCTTACTGCCCCGATATTTTCAGCTTCTATCAGCTGAATGGATAGTGGTAAGTACGAGCCTTGTGAAGTCTTATTGACTAGAATTTCGCCATCATACACCATCCGTCTTAACGCCATCTCTTGTAATTCATAAAAACTAGAAATACCCCTGATATCGGCGTTTTCAGGTTCGGCCCATTTGGCCCAGGCTTTTTCGATTTTCTTATTTAGATCGTTATTTAATTTACCGTTACGATTTCGCACTTTTGCTTGAGGTACAATCCCTGCGCCAATTACATTTCGTAACAACGCAATAACTGCTGATTCAGCTAAGTCGCTGTTCATCTCTGCCGCTCTTGCACGCCCACGGATAATATCACGTGAACCGGTTGCAAGTTGCTCGGCTGTACCATACGCAGGTTGCCAATCGCTACTTAACCTATCCATCGATGCCGCATCATATTGACGTAGTGCGTCACGATAGGCTTGGCGTTCATAAGCACGTTGTGGACTTACCCATCCTATTACTTTATCGATAATATTCATCGTCCACCCCATGTTACGAATGCATCCGTTTGATACCCGTTTGATTCCTCATGTACACGTTGCATTAGTGTTTGTTCTCGTGCATATAGTACGGGTAAGTCAATTGCCTTGAACCGTTTGCCGCCAATTTGTAATTCAGAATATCCTTTAGTTTCGATATCTTCAATCACTTGACGGACACGTTCAAGTTGTTCATTTACATCGCTCATGGTTCACCTCCTATCTAAACCAATGCCCAGTATTGCCTATGCCTCCGCCGTAATCTTCGTAGGTTTCAACCTCTTCGGTTTCCTCATAGTCAGCTGGTTCAACTAAATATTTAACACCTGCAATATCTGCTACTGCAGCATTGTAAGTGCAAGTATCAAGTAAATGATTGACAGGATGACTGGTAAGCGGTTTCCATTGCACCGTTACGGCCCCTGTTTTCACATTTCTTATTTCCTGCTTTTCTTCTGACCTTAGATGGTCGGAGTACTCTTGCGGACAATCTTTATACAAATGAATTGTTCCGTCTTCATCTGCCGGTCTTATCATCCGTGCAAATATAAAGTCCTTCCAATAATCAGTGTTTAGCACATACAACTTTAATCCGCCTACGACTCCTTTTTCTAGCGAGGTCATAGTGTATGGGGCTGCCATCGTGCTATGATTCGAAGAGCCTTTAACTGGAATACAAACTTCAGGGAATCTAGAACAGAATTGATATACTTCGTCTGTTCTAAAGCCCGAGTCAATGCCAGCTTTCATCACCTGTCGAGATTCACCATATTCTGATGGATATTCTCGGTTAATGATTATCTCTTCTAAATCTTCCCATGTGCTTGCCTGTCCATAATCAATCAGATAAGACTTTACGCCAGGTGCGTATGCTCTTACTTCCCACCAGAAGTGATCAAGTTGTACGTCAACTGAAGCGATAAGCAATACTGCTTTATCTGGCACGACACCACACGGATAATTGGATTGCGTAAATTCCATATTTTGCGTACTTTTCGTTTTAGCACTACGCCACGGCTCCGCTAACCAAGAGTTGATGAAGTTCATTAATGTAGCTGGCGTGCCTTTGGAGTTCTTAAACTCATAAGCAACGTCTCCAAATGTGACCCACGGCGAATATATCGACGATAAGTGATACGATACCGAGCGGACTTTACTTTGCGATTCGTTTACCGCTCTCCATTCACCACGTCTTAACATTTCCATTTTGTGCTTATCGTAAATACGTTCGCCGCAATGTTCACATTCGTAGTACGCTGTATCGCGTATCATGTCCGCATTATCGTTGTGTTCTTCCGGCCATTTTATCTGTTTAAACTTGAGGACCTGCGACACCCCGCAATGCGGGCACGGCACGTAATATTGTCGGCGCTCATTTGCACTCATGAACGCCTGCCAAATATTACCCGACTCAACCGTAGGAGTAGACACCATCACGATTTTTTTATCGACAAACGTTTTAGTACGTTCTGTCGCCAGTTTAATTGGGTCTGCCTCCTTACCTGCAAAGGCGGGGTATTTGTCAATTTCATCAAAGAATAAATGTTTGATTGAACGACTTGAAAGGCTACTTGGAGAGTTCGCTCCCACAAGCACCATGTAATTGCCGTTGTTGAAATCTAACTCCAGTAATTTACTGTTCTCATCGAACTTGTCACTAATTGATTTGACAGATTTAATCATAGGCTGCACACGCTTATCACTAGCGAACTTAGCGATGGTATCTGTTGGATACACCATCATGGTAGGGGAGGATGTTTGATCTAGTGCATACCCTATCATGTTAAGTTCTGTTTCTGTCTTACCTAACTGTGCGCCAAAGCAAAGGACTATCTTTTCAATGAGTGGATCAGTGAATCTATCCATAGGCTCTTTGAGATAAGGCGTTCGATTAGTACGCCACCTGCCAGGTTCTGCAGATACACTCGTTAGCACTCTGAAGTTATCCGCCCATTCCGAAACCGTATATCGTTCCGGGGGTTTGAACGCTTCAAGTTCTTCAGGGAACCAATCAACCTTTGGCCTTTGCTTTTCGACTGACTTTGATTTCCGGCGTGTATTCACCTTTACGCGCGTAGCTTTCGAGGTAGTCTTCGACAACGTCATTCACCACCTTTTCTACATTCGCCCGTGCCTCTGGATCCGTGAATTCACTTGCAATTCGTTTCGCCAATTTAATAAATGACGACTTCAATTCAAGTACTCGCCCCGACCACTCCTTAGCAACATCTGCACGAGATATGTATTCACCCTCTAATATTTCAAGAAGCTTTTTTTCACGCGCTGCTTTAGACTCTTTTAAGTCAGCTTCAGCAACTAACTTTCGAGTGGCTGCAGATTGATCTTTTGCTTTATCACCTTTTGCATGTCCAAGATACACAAGCACCTCCCTGAGATTCCACCACCCTGTGGCAGCTTTCGGCATTCCTGATTTATGGTGCCTGGAAATAATCTCAGGGGTTACTCGTAGAAGGTCACAAAGCTGAGCACTTGATACGAGTAAATCACCTGCGGTATTGAATTTGACTCTCGGTTTTGCGTCGGCCATTGTCGACCTCCTTTCTGTCTCTTGACATTCAACTTTCAACAGGAAAATTTCTCCTACACAGAGACAACTATCGCGCGGGCTCGACCAGCGGCCATTTTTCGCCCGCGGAGTACCTTTTCCAAATTTTCATTTTCTCAATTAGGAATTATTATTGATACTCAATAAGAAAAAGGGTAGACCTCAACTAAGTAAGGTCTACCCCGGGGCAGCGCAGCAGGCAGACATATTGTGCGGGCCAGACACTGCCTGCTATCTACTACATTTACATTATATTAAATTAAGAGTGTGCCATTCTATGCCATCTTTTCAAATTCAGCTATTGCTTTCTTGTGAAGTCTGTGAACTTGTCGCCACGAATACCCTAGTTCGACAGCTATCTGCTCCCATGGCAATGCGTTAATGTATCTGAGATTCAGTACATCCCTGTATTGTCCGTCAGTTATTTGGTTGATGACTTGCTTGACCTTGTTTCGAGAATCAATCAATTCATCCCATTCTCTGTTCAGCTCCTCCCTACATTCCTGTAAGTGCTTACTGATTCGTGGCATATCATCTCCCGATTCACATATCTGTATAGCTTCTGAATGTAAATCTCGGTTAATCGCACTTAGCTGAATCTCTAACGCACGCATTCGCTGCTCAGTATGGCGGACAGCTTGTAGTTCTTCATTAGCCATCATATGCGATAATCCCCATATTTACTGATAATCATCTGTGCTCGTAGTAATCCGTCAATGTATCCGCTTTCACGAATTCTATCATCTAGCATAGGCGATCTCAGTTGTCTATTACGAGCTCGTATGATGGCGAGACTTAAATCTGACTGTATGGCACCTACAATCACATCTGCCCTGCTTCTACGCTTTTGCATCCTTTACCTCCATACGTTCGACAATATCCTCGATGGCTTCTACCATATCCGCTTTGCATTGTTCGACAGCCGTAAACATCTCTTCGCACATGGCATACGCGTCATCACTCAGGTCATCATCTAATCTCTCGGCAACATTATCCTTGAGATTATCTACAACCTTAACTATATCCATGACAAGATGATACGTGTCATCTAGATAGTGCCCTTTGTTAATTAGTAGTCGCTCGACTTTTGTCATGCTCTTCCCTCTTTGCAATTTCCCGATTTAGATACCAACGGGCTTTTTTCAAATCCTTAATAGCATCGTCCTTATGACCAGCTCGGGATACATACTTCACTACATTACCCAATCGATACCCAAGTTTCTTGTCTTCGATGTAATCGATAACCTCGATATCTCCTTGTGTATAATGGCTTGGGTGGTTTATATCATCGCATTGACTAATTATGCGATTAGGGGATTTATCTGCTATAACTTTACCCATATGTATCCCAAATTGATTCGTTACTTTTCCCAAATGCCTAAATCTTTCATCGGCTATATATCGCCCTAATTCCTCGCTAGCTGATAACTTAATAGGTGGCGGCGGGGGATTATTGGGTCTCTCATACAATCTACCTGGGGTCAGCCTCAATGCAGCCATGTATTTTCGATTATCAAGATATTTATCAGTGATATCTATAACTTGAATAGTCGTGTAACTCACTATTACCACGATGGCCCCGATTAATCCTGCCATTATAAATTGATCCATATTAATCATCCTTTCTGTATTTATCAATTCTTGCTTTTAAACTTTGCAACACGTATTCCTGCGCCCGGTCCTTTTGCTCTAGTGCATCCATCATATCCTCGTCACGAGTTCCCTCACATATTAGATGATGGATAATTACCTTCTCCATTTGACCTTGGCGATGTAACCTCTTATTAGCTTGTTGATATAGCTCAAGACTCCAGTTTAGCCCGAACCATATTACGTGGTTCCCGCCGTCTTGTAAGTTAAGCCCGTATGCCGTACTAGCCGGATGCGCTAATAGAATATCAATCTCTCCAGCATTCCACGCTATCTCATTATCGGCGCCCTTTAACTCACAGACTCGTAATTTAGTCTTAGCTAATGCTGCTTTTAACCGTTCACAGTCATGTTTAAAGTTGTAAAACACTAATGCAGGCTTACCGTTTAACTGTTCTACAAGTTCCATAAATGCCTCAATTTTACAGCCATGTATCTCGTGAACGTTCCTATCGCCATCATATACGGCACCGTTCGCTAATTGTTGTAGCTTTGTAGATAATGCTGCTGCACTCAAAGCTGTGATATCTTCGCCAGCTTCAATCAACTCTAATACAGATGTGCGTTCCATATCCTCATAGGCTTTTTTGGCTTTCGCATCTAACTGCACGTATTTAATATCGTTGATTACTGGAGGTAACTCCAAATAGTCACTAGCTTTCATGGATATGCATAACCCAGATATTGCCGCCATGATACTATCATTTGAATCGGATTTAGGTTTATAGGAATACACCATTTCGCGTGACCTTTGATCAGGCTCGAAATAGTAATCTCTAAATCCTGTATACGTTTTCCCTAATGACTCACCGCGGTCTAATAAATACACTTGCGCCCATAGATCGATTAATCCGTTAGGGGCTGGCGTACCGGTTAACAACACCATACGCTTGATGTGGTTATACATATAGGCTAATGATTTAAATCGCTTAGCTGTATGGCTTTTAAAAGAACTAGATTCATCCACAACTACCATGTCAAATGGCCATGCATTCTTGTAGTAATCAACTAACCACGTTACATTCTCACGATTGATAATGTAGATATCAGCTGGTGTGTTTAAAGCCTTAATGCGCTTTTTCAGGCTACCTAATACAGTAGATATCCTTAATATGCCTACGCTGTCCCATTTTCGTGCTTCTCGTTGCCATGTAGCCTCCGCTACTTTCTTAGGCGCTATGATTAATACTTTACGAATGGCGAATCGGGAGTACTTCAATTCGTATATGGCAGATAACGTGATAATCGTTTTCCCTAAACCCATATCCAGGAATAACCCTATCTTATTTTGATTAACAGTTTTATCGATACAATATTGCTGATACGCATGCGGAATAAACTGCATTACGCTTTCACCCCGAATTCTTCCGTGAATTGCTCCAAATAGCCAACCACGGCATCTGCACCTTTTAACACAAATACTTTTTGATTTAGCTTTTGAAGTTCACGGGCTTGGACACCCTGCAATCGCGAAAGTACGCCTTTGGATGCCTTCAATTCTACGAAATGGATAACACCATTTGGCCATATGACGATTCGATCAGGCACACCGACATTACCAGGGGATACAAACTTATACGCTTTACCTCCCGAACGTTTGACGCCTGCAACTAATTTTCTCTCGATATCCTTTTCTAACATTTCTCACCTCTGAAATCTTTAAACGTTAACATGTTTACATACGCGTATATGAGGGTTCAAATTAAGGCTGTAAAGGGCGTATTTTTTCTTAAAACTCTTTGTTTTGATATTTACCAGTATATAATGTTAACATTGTTAACCAACCTATATGAATATAGATAAATACTGACTTTATGCGTTAACATAGTACGTTAACATTCTCCGAATTCGTTAACATTCTAATGTTAACAAAAATACTGAGAATGTTAACGCTTAATTGAGAATGTTAACACTAAAATTTCAGTTTTGACTCGTTGATTCTAAACCCTCTTTGATGCCCATATTCACCAAATCTCATTAACTGACTTCCGCCCATTGTATACGGGGAGTCCGCCAGTATTTGATTAATTTCCCTGGTCTCGATCTTCTTCATGCGACTTGGGTCGTTACCAAAACACTCCCACCATACCTCTGCCGCACAAATACGGTCACGATATACTAACTCTTGACCCTCGGCAGGTTTAGCATTCATGCTAAGATACGTCCTCCTGGCGCTCCGACTCATCACATTCCAATTTAACGGTACTTTGATTAATAAAAACTCATTAATCAGTCCTGCTTTGGTATTTGATTCCATGTGCGCCTCTCTGGCCGCATCAGCCAATTTTAGTACGTTCGGGTCATCCTCGATAATGAGGCTTTCCCCGCTTTTATACCGATACAAGGCCTCCGCCCATAACTGGTCTACTTCCCCAGGAAGATTAACGAATATATTCTTTCGTGGAGTCGTCATTTCAAGATCAATTGGCCAAAATCGGCGATTGCCTGTAATATCTTTTAGAAATTCATATTGATTCGTGCTACCAAAGAATACACACTGCCGTGGATACTCTTGCGTACGTCGGCCATATGCTTGACGAAATACATCTACTTGACGACTTAGAAATTGCTTAGATGCATTTTCTTCAGCCCTCGAATACCCAGCCATTTCACCGGCTTCTATGATCCATTTACCTTGAATACCTTCTGCAGCTTCCTTACCTTCAAAGGTATTTAAGCCATCAGCGTACCACTTCTTGCCCATCGTGCGGATAAGAGTACTTTTACCGATACCTTGACCGCCAATAAGAATTGGCATCGTGTCATACTTGCATCCAGGCTCAAACGCTCGCGCTACTGCCGCCGTAAATGACTTTCTAGCGGCTGCACGGGTATATACATTATCCTCAGCCCCTAAGTAGTCGATGAATATGGTATCTAATCGGGCAATGCCGTCCCAGGATAACCCGTTAAGGTAATCTAGTACTTCATTAAATCCATTTTGCTCAGCGCACATAATGAGGGCATCCATGATTTTATCTTTGCCGGTGATATCATATTTATTTTCTAGGTACCACCGTAAGCCCGCATCATCTGCGTCTGTCCATATGCGAAGTCCTGGTGTTGGGTTCCATGGTAGGGCCCCTTTTGCCACGTATCTCGAACCAAATCTATCATAGGCAAGTCTACCGACAAGCGCCGGATCATGGTGCATGATTTTAAGCATGTTATCTAGCGTGTTCTTAGGTCGACCGTTCTCGTCGTACTTTAAAGTCGAGCTTTTCATCCAGTCAACGTTCGTCAACGCATTAGGGTCGAGGTCGGATGTCTCAGCGTGAGCCGATACATCCGTGATAATATCAGCAAATACATTTGATGCCGATTCTCGGGCACGGGCCATGTTGAGTTCGTTAACGACTACTGTATCTTGCATAGCTAGTTTAGACATGGCCATGTAAGATGGCAGCTTATGCCCAGGTGTCCCATCCTTAGCAGTCTCGTCTAAGCTGTGGAACTTATGCAGCCGGATAAGGTCAAATGCATTAACCAGTTGACCACTGCACGGGTCAGTATTATGGTGACTGAACAGGAATGTATCGTCATCATAGATAACCGCCCCGGCTACCGTTGAGCCAGTAACGAACGTTAAGCGGTCCTCGCTGCCGTCAACATCGACATATGCATGAGGTATGAATTTATCAATCGCCTCACGGATACCATATATTCGACAAAAGGCACCTACAATACCTGGTTTTTCTCTCGGATCAGCTTGCTTTGCAAGTAGCTGATTTTCATGCTGCGATGCTTCCTTACCTGGTACTTGTGGCCAAGAACGCACATCTCGCCAATCAGTATATTGGCTGAGCATACCGTCAGTAGATAAGAATGCCTTATCGCCTACATAATATACATATTGCGCATCATTCGGGCATGATGGCCAATACATAAGCCGAGAAGCTTCGAACGTAGTTCCATCCATCATACCAATGCCGATGAGCTCTGCCAGCTTACGAGCAATAGGCTCATACTCATCAGGTGTCATCGTTCTATCAGTAGGGACGATAACACGTAACCGTGGACGATGTACCGTATGAGAACGGGTTGAGTAGATGACATAAGCCATGCCTAGGCTGTCAATCGTGCGAGCGACGTTCTCAGTTTCCCCAGGCGATATGGCATCCATATCAAGAGTAATCAGATCACGCCCAGACACGTTAATAGCTTTACGTTGTAGACCGTTTAACGTACCACCAACAAAGCCACCTATGTCCTTTAACTTGCTTTTCTCAGATTTTGGCAATCTGTGATATTCGTCCACGGTTTCTGTTGTACGAACGGGGATTTTGAGGCGTTCACAAAACTCGGACCACAACATCTCCGTACGGGTCCATTGCTTTGATGTGCGACTCGCACCGATACTGATGGTAATCAGTTTATCGTTTTGCAAGTGTATCCCCTCCTAATCTTTCATATAATAGTCGTTAGTAAATCCTGCTGATGATAGTAGTAGTCCATCTGCCCAAGGTATATCAATTGAGAATATAGCATTAACATCATCCAATGTAGATTCTGCATTCTCCTTGTTGACTTCAAGTACAGCTTCATCGTGAATGTGCATAATAATTTGATATCCTACATCCGCCAATCGGCGCAGAGTCAAAGCTAAGCAATCACGAGCGACTGCTTGTGTGATGTTTTCGACTAATTTGCCTCCATATGTGCTTTCAGTAACCCATGCAGCATTTACCTTAGTCTTAAAATGTACAGCATCCTTACCGAATGCATTTTGCTTAATGCTTGGGCTAGGATAAAATAGCTTACGTCCGCTAGGTAACTCAATCGTCATATAACGGCAACCGTATATTGGATCAATTTCCAAACGGAACATAATGCCATGGTCAAGACCTATAGGATTTCCGGTAGTAACGGTGTATACGGCTGCATTCTCAACCGCATACCACAAATCTCGTATTCTAGGTGACGCGTTACGCCACAAATTTACGATTTCAGGTAATTCCTCCTCATGGAGTCCCATATCAAGAGCCCCCATGGCTTTTAACGCATTCACTCCGCCTTGATAGCCAAGTGCCAATTCAGCGACTTTGCCTTTTTGTCTAAGGTGTCCATTTTCGCCATGTTTAACAACGGGAACACCAAACATAGATGATGCGGATGCACAGTATATGTCTCCGCCCTCAGCGAATACTCGCTGCCGCCAATGTTCTCCCGATAACCAGGCGATAACACGAGCCTCAATGGCCGAGAAGTCGGCCACACATAATGTATTGCCTTCTTCAGCAATAATTGAGGTGCGAATTAATTGAGATAGCGTATCCGATACATCGCCATATAGAAGTTCTAACCCTTGACGGTTTTTGGTCTTAACGAGATGCCGAGCTGTGTCAAGGTTCTCGAGGTAATTTCTCGGTAGGTTCTGCACCTGGATAAGACGACCCGCCCAACGTCCGGTACGGTTGGCGCCATAGAATTGTAACGTTCCTCTGAGACGAAAATCTGAGCCCATGGCGCTATCAGTCATCGTATATTTAGATACAGATGACTTAGCTAGCTTTTTACGAATTGTAAGTACTTTAGACGCAACGTCATCAGCATCCAACAGCGCATCGGCCACAGTGTCCTTAGTTAATTTTTCAAGACTGACATTAGTATTATTATTTAGCCAATCAAGCAATTGATTGCGGCTGTTAGGGTTGCTAAGTCCTGTAATTTGATAAGCCTCATTCATCAGCATTTCGCGATTTTCTTCATCGATGTATAATGCGCCCTCAACCAATTCATGGTCGATGCGTACACCTCTACTGTTGATCTGAATGTCGAGATACCAATCTTCCCATGTATCATCAGGAACAGGGAATGCGGCTAATCTGTGATAACATTCCATCTCAGTCACAACGTCCTGACGGTTGTACTCAATGAATGCATTCCACTTATCCATATCATGTCTAGGTAGATTACGGGTACGGCCCCCATTACGTTTGGTAGGCTTACATGGTGTACAAAAGTACTTGATAAGTGCTTTCCCCGATGTGTCCTTTTTCTTATCCTGAGGTAACCCCAGGGCCTTGCCGAGTAAGGCTAGGCCCATAGGATATCCTAGGTAGGCACCGTGAATCATCGTGCACTGCCACTGATCAACAGATGTGAGTAACCCTGCACGATTTAGACACGTAATTTCAAATTGTGCATTGTAAGCGTGCTTGATTACATCTGGGTTTAATAAATCACGAATTACACTGTCAGGAATTACTCCTCCCTGCGCTAAATCTACAACTTCAACAGGACCAAAGTCGTAGGAATACGCCAATAGTAATATGGCGAAATCAAGCGATTCAGTATATTTGTACACTCCGAATGAGATATCAGTCGATGAATATGTTTCTATATCAATACTTAGATGCCTCATATCAGGCACCTATTAGTAAGGTTGACCAGTTACAGGGTTAATCCCTACAGGAGCCTGTTGTACAGATTGCTGAGGTGTCGTAGCATATGCCGGTTGTACATAACCCTGTTGAGCTGCTTGTTGTTGCACAGGTTGACCTGCTGCTACTGGAGCGCCGGTATACACATTAGCTGCGCTACCTTGATGTGCACCAAATACAGAGGATGCTGCAACAGGCATGCTGCCCAACGCTTCACCATCGCGTACCTTTTGAACAGGACCCAAACCGCATCCGATGCCAGTGGATTGATTGGAGTAGAAGAAGAATCGAACGAGTACATTGACATACATGCCGGAGTATACTTGTGTAGGATTTGTGAGAGGATTACCTTGAAGATCTACTACTTCAACTTTATAGCTAGCATCTTGTGCTGCTGTAAATACCCAATGACCTTTACATTCAGGACCAAACTCCTTACCAGATTGTGTGTATCCATCGCCGTCATGAATTGGCACTTTTGGCTGTGCAGGAACACGTGCGCCGAATTTAGTACGAGCTGATTGGATAGCAGCTTCGATAGCATTCATGAGAGCTTGGTGTTGAGCTACATCAGTTTTAGGTAAAAGAATAGTAGCTGAATATCTAGGTTTAGCACCAGGCTGTGTGGAATTTGCCCAAGGTTCTAATAGATGGCAGTAGGATACGCGAACATTTTGCAATAATACTTCAGTTGGTTGTGGAACGAATGACATAATTAATTACCTCCATTATTATCATTAGATACATTAAATATTTGCGCCGCAGTTGGTTGATTGGTAATCCGAGGGCGCTTATCGGATTCCTCAACTAGGGTAGGCTTACCTGCTTTTTTAACAATCATATCGCCTACCATATCATTAAATTGGGTTTTACCGATGGTCTTTTCCATCTGTGCCAATGTTAATGTCTTGCGTTCATATAGAATGCTTTCATCGATGCCTGCTTTGATTAAAGTGTCAATAGCAGCATCAGTGTCTTGAAATGCCCGACTACCACGACCCTCTACGGCTTTCCAGCCAGGGACTGTCACCCCATTAAGAGATTCAGTGAGTGCGTAGTCTTTCATATCCTCGAGCCAAGCAGCGACGTCTTTCCCTCGACGAAGATATTCACCGAGTTCTGTCATCGAGATAAGCCGAGGATCATGATTAGCAACTAGCGCACTGTGCAATGAGTCATTTGCCTCATATCGGGCTTTGCACTGTTGTTTCGCCCTGCAGAATCTGCACCAGTCGCCGGGTTCAAATTTACCATTGCCAGATATAGCCTCGTCTGCACGAGGTTTGACGAATGTATTACCCCAATCCAGTAATTCTGCTGTAGGGATTTCCCATTCGCTGATATTATTAACACGGGGCTGTACGATAGTCATTTTGACCGTATTGAACATATAGAGTAAGCTATACGCATCAATCGCACCAAGAGCATATAACATCATTTGCGGATTGTGTTCCGCATCAACGACCACCCCTTTTCCGTGCTTATAATCAACGATGTGCAAGGTGTCCCCAGATAGGATGATACAGTCAGCCGTGCCAAATCCATCGGGTACATAGCGGCTAAAATCAACGCGTTTTTCAATGGCTACTACTGGAGTTGCCGTGCAGCCTAACATAACACCTTTGACGTATTCAAGGTATGTTTCCGAGGTATCGTCCATTTCTGGTTGCCACAATTCATCCTTTTTGATTTTGTTGAACTTTCGAGTGTATGTGGATTTAGCCATGGCCGTGGTATACTTCTGTAGTTTTAACTCACACAGTTCGTGTGCCAGGGTTCCTTCCTTTGCATACACAGATGTACTATCGGGAAAGTTCTCCTCTAGGAGAGGGGCGGCTGTACAATGCAGCCACCGGTGTGACCCCGATGCGTTTAATAATGCATGTGATCGAGGTGCCATTAGATTCTTGCCCCCAATCCTCTAATTGCATTTACTAATTCAGGGTATCTGTCCTCAGGTACTTGACCTAAATATTGAACGCCGAATTGTGTCATTAACTGTTGCAATTCTACAGCTTTTCCAGCATCAAGCAATGGCGCAAGAGCCGCTTGAATTTCAGGCAATGTATACTTCTTAACTTCCTGAGATACAGGAGCGGTAACAGTTGTTTGTACAGGTGCGGCAGCAGTTTGTACCGGTGTATCAGTGGCCACGTTGACAGCTGGTGCGGTAACGGCTACTTGAGTAGGAGTAACTTGTACAGCTGTATTAGATGTCGCCATAGATACAGAGTCTGGTTGCATAGCTACTGTTGTAGTAGGCACACCTTGATTTGTATCTTGTGGTGTAAGATTAGATACGCACACGGACGGTGCTGCTACTGTAGATACCACTGTATCTACTATGCCAGGGGCTTTATCATCCATTGCTCTATCGCTATCTACAAAACTTTTGAATTGATTTAACACAGCTTTTAGCTGATTATATACATCTAGTACATTAACTCCTTGAACTTCAACTTTAATCATTCTTTAACTCCTCCTGAATATTAATAATTGATTGGTTATAATACGATTCTTTTAGCTCGAACCCTAAAGCCCTACGGCCCATACGAAGTGCCATAACTGGGACAGTCCCTATACCGGCAAATGGATCAAGTACGATATCATTCGGATTACTCCACAATTCGATGCATCGCGCCACCGTATCTAGCTGCAGCGGGCAAATATGACGTTCGTCCTTATTGTCACGAGCTGCTTTATAATTCAGAGTATGCGTTTGACGGATGTCAGCCCATACAGGATTAGCGTATCGTCGCCATACTTGATGGCTATACATAGGCTCCGTATTGTATTTTTGCTTTTTATCAAACAAATCTGGATCGGGCGCAGGTCTTTCAATTCCTTTGATTCCCTCAGGTTCCTCTTGACCGAAAAACTGGGTAAACCCTTCCGGGTGTGCAATAGGTTCTGGATTGTCACCAGGTTTACGCAATGTCACGATGTAATCAGGCGCCCCCATACGGCACATGGCAGAATCTTTTACAATTTGCTTATGTAAAAGCCCTAGAGCCTTTGTCCGAGTAGCCTCAATGAGAGGATCTTTCCAAATCGTGACTCGGGAATGCATCACGAATCCAGCATCCTGGAAGGCTCGAATAATGTCACCAGGAAAGTCTTTCATTCCGATAACACCGTCCCTAGATTTCGTGAGTGGCAAATCCATACAATGAACTGATACTAATCGCCCAGGCATTATTACGCGGTATAGTTCTGTTATCAAGTACTTGAAGTGCTGCCAAAACTCACCATCAGTAGATGAGTTTCCCATATCCCTATCAGAATTAGAGTAAACATACAAGCTACTAAATGGAGGGCTAAATATAGAGTAATGAACGCTATCATCAGGTAGCCCTTTTAGCACTTCTACTGAGTCGCCGTTATAAATTGCAAATCGGGACTCAATTAACTGATTTAGCACGTTCACGTTGTAAGTCCTCCTTTGCTTTCTTATTTAGCGCTTGCAGCGTTGCGACTCCAGCAAGGGCGGCTATACCTTTATTCATGCCTGCATCAATAGCTAATTTAGTTAATTTGGCTGCTTTTAACTCATTGATGTGGATGACTCTTATGTTATGATCCTTAGCATAAGCTAACTCTAGATTGCACCCGGTTGAATTCTCCCAGCCGTTGCACATTATGATTGCGTCACAACCACTTAGAAGGTCAATACACCAGCCTATGCCGGTATCATAATCAACCTTGTTATATAAATGCCCAAACATATGTATAGGTGATAGGAATATATTATGCGTATCAGTGCCAAAAGGTTCCTTTATTGGAAATACACCCATATCTTCCTGCAGCCACTTTAATACGGAGTCAGCATTCTTTTTGTTTTTAGCCAACCCTCCGAATGGATGGCTAACGTAAATTTTAGTCATATAACAGCCCTCATTTCTGCCCAGTTAGGTAACACCATCGGCACACTCGGATTGTATTCCGTTGATTCTCGTCTAGTTTTAGATAATTCGGTACGAACAGCATCACGGGTTAACGCAATCATAGCGTCCCTCATCTTTATAGCGTCCGCTTCCTTACGTTCAATGTTCGCCTTAACAGCGCCCTCTTTTTCAGAGATTACGATATAAGCATTCACTTCATGCTTCTGGCCAAATCGCCAGCATCGGCGAAGTGCTTGATAATACTGCTCGTAGCTATCAGATAGACCAACAAATATCATATTGTGGCAGTTTTGCCAGTTCATTCCGAATCCGGCGATACTTGGTTTTGTCACCAAACATTTTAGGAATCCAGAACCAAAACCTAACATCATGCCTTGCTTTCGAGTTGCCTTATCGCTACCTTTGACATCCTCTGCTAGATCAATCATTTCTTTTAGAGTGGTCGATTCATCATTAAGGTCGCACCACACTAGCCATTGCTCATTAGATGCATTGACTAAATCAGCTGCTGCTCTACACCTTGATTCAAGAGATGCTTTGCGAGCCCTGCGGCGTTCCAGTAAGGATAAAGTAGGGACATCCTCACCTGTTTTATCAACAACAATTTCATGTACGTGTAACTCAGGCAATTCGTAACCATCATCTTCATAACCCAGGGATGCCGGATTATCTAGCACTACTGCCCATGACGCCATCCACTCCCAAAAGGTATTCTCTGCATGGCCTTTTAATCGCCATTTAGCGGTATCGCTACCATCGTGCGTGAAATACATAGATAACATCTCATTACGACTCATGATGCCGAGGAACTCCGCATGATTGCCAAGCTCCATATAGTCATTCGGTGCAGGCGTTGCCGTACACGCTAGCCGATATGGCGTATTACTGAATCGATTTATTAAATCCGTACGTACTTTACCAGTAAATGACTTTAGGATACTCGATTCATCAAGCACGACACCTATCAAATTGTCGGTATTGAATCGTCCCAATTTCTCATAATTCGTAATATTAACGCCTGGCACAATATCATCATCGGATTCGCATATAGTCACAGGAATATCGAAACGTTCACCCTCGGACTGTGTTTGAGTGGCCACAGCTAGCGGTGCTAATATGAGTACGGATCCACCTGTATGTAGATAAATCTCATACGCCCAGGACAGCTGCATTAAAGTTTTACCTAATCCGCAATCTGCGAATATGGCAGCTTTACCTTTTGCCAAGGCCCATTTGACGATATCTCGTTGAAAGTCAAAAAGATGTTTGTTTAGCATACCCGCATCAATAACAAATCCATGAGATTCTGACATTTTAGACTTAGAGTTAATGAAAGCGTTATAATTCATCGACAGACGCCTTTACAGATTCATACTCAGTAAGTAACGCTGAGAATTCCGGATTATCTTTTGCAAGTAACCGATACATGGTCAAGCGCTCAGCATTCTTAGCCTTTTGTTCGAGTTTCTTTTCTATGTCCTCCAACTTAGCGCGATCAGTTTCGCGCTTATTACATTTAGAAATATCGATAACTGCAATGACCTGTTTGACTACATTTCCTTTGAAACCTTGCATCCGAACAGTATCAAGGTCTTTTGCCTTTTTCAAAACACGAGCAACGCCTAGTCCATTTCTTGATTTAACAACAACCCAATCACCAACACCAATATTGTCGATTGGAACATTTGTATCGGATTCGTAATATCTAAACCAAAATTCATCTGGGTTATGCACAGGCGTGTTATTTTGCCAGTAATAATCACTGGTATCGTAAGTAACTAATAAGAATTCCATAAGATGTCCTTTCTGTGATATAATCAACATAGAATATTATTTTTCTAATTTGAGCTTGTTGATGTTGCCGCATCATCAGGCTCATTTTTCATGCCCAAATCCTCGCATTCATCAGGAATGCAATAATCCCGCTTTTGACAGGTATTACAATTTCGCAATTTAATCACCACCTTTCAAAGCGCTTAAATCAAGCACCATCTCCGGCTGCCTATTTTCCCATGTGTAATAATCTAGGCCTGCTTCTCTTAACGCCTCTGCAGCAGCACGTCCGGTTTGAGCTTCATCAATAATTCTGTAAGCGCTTTGTCTGGCGTTGCGTACTTTTGCTAGTCGTTCCACGAATGGCTTTAAGAGTTCACAAATAGCAGCCCATTCTTTTGGCGGCTTATGATAGCAACTTTTACATCGACTAATCATACGATCTATTAAAAATTCCGAAGCCGGCATACTATACAAAATGCTATCGCCAAACCCTGCTCGCTTAATCTCTTTAGCCGCTTTCCGAGCTTCAGATAAAGCTTCTTCCAGACGTTTAAAAGCATCTAGCGACTTAATTTCTTTAGTCAATAAAGCTTCGTATTCTTCTTCAATTGCATCGGTTTTGTCAGAACTGACACGAGATACGAAGTCCCTTACCTTTTGTTTACTGATATATGGTTTTGCCATTTTCTCTTTCTCCTTTTAGTTGTAATATGGATTGCGACAGTACTCGCCGCAATTTCTTACTTGCGGGATGTATGTGACAACTTTCTGCTCTTCTGCGTCAACTTCTGCCATATCTTTTTTAAATCCGTATAGAGATAGAACCAGTCCGATTAACGATTGCAATATAAACTGTTCCCATCCTATTTGGTCGAGTTCTAAGGCTCCCATAGAGCCTGCAATGAGGAAAGTCCCCAATAACATATAGCCCATAGATTAATCTCCTTTATAACATCAACATTGATAAAATAGATGCTACTGCTGCTGCAGTTAAACTTAAATGCATTCCTGCGTCAATCCATGTCATGATTAATTCCTCCTAATGAATTCCAGCGGATTTAAACTCCGCATCAACTGCTTTCACATCCCAACCTAGCGAATGGATAAGGAATGTTCTAAACCCCTCTTTATCGATGACAAAGCTACGGGACTTCTTACCTGGCGACTGCCAGGCGTACGCGAACGGGAATCGGTCTCTTGCGATGCCCTCTCGGATAGCTGTTAGGCTAACACCGAGCACGGTCGACATTTGAGCGACCGAAATCACTTTTCTAATCATGTGCACTGCCTCTCCTTTAACTTGATTTTAATTCAAGTCCCTAGTTAAAAAAATTTGGTCAACCGTACAGCCAAAGTACTCTGCCAGTGCCACTACTTTACTAATGGCCACATTGGATATATCCTTTTCCCACGCATTATACGTAGCAACAGATATGCCAAGATCGGCGGCAACTTGCGCCTGTGTTGCCCCTTTCCGAGCTCTCAACTCGGAAATATAAAATTTGTTTGGCATTACTACCACCTCCTTATCGTGACCTCATAATAACATGAATTAAATTCAAGTGTCAATAATGAATTTGATTTTTTTTCAAGTTTACGATAAAAAATATAAAATCTAATTGAATTTAATTCAAATGCATTATATAATTAGTATATAAGTTTGGGAGATCGAGAGGAGGATATT